TTCTGTGGTATCGTCTTGGACGACTTGTAAAATTGCTTGACTCATTTTTTCTCCTTAATAACAACTGTAATCGTAGGTTTCCCACCGGCAAGTATCCCAGTAGTAACAATATTCAATATAGCACTCGTAATCAATAACTGTTGGATCGTAAACTAAATAACAATCACAGTCACCAAATTCATCATACGATGTGCAGTACTCATAATTTCTTGGACCAGTATAATAAAAATTATATTCACAAGCAGCAACTGGTTGTGCTGCTTGGTTTACAAAGTTTACTCTTGAAAAGGGATAAGGTCTAATCTCACACCCAAGAGCAAATATGAGGACCAAACCAATAATTGATTTCTTCATAGACATATAATAATAAAATTTTATTATTTTGTCAAGGAATTTTTATGAAATCTCGCAAGCTCCACCAGCACAGGCTAGTTCACCTTTAAGATCTGTGTTATCCTCAATCTCGATAACTTTAGATAGATCAATGTCTTCCAGTGCGTCTAATAACTTAATATAAGTTACTTCGTCACAATCTTCAAACGGGGCCTGCTTGTAAGTTCCGCCATCGTGAGGAAGGACGGAAAGACCATTGTATACAGCGCGGTTATCCCACATCCATTGGCCAACAGTATCCCATTCATCTTCGCGAATGGAAACGGTGGCTGAGACATTGTGAGTATTTTGACCTTTGCCGTGTCCATTCCGAACCCACTCTGTTGATACTTTTTTGACTCTCTCTAACATATCCATAGCAGTTTCATCTCGTGTGATAGCCCCCTGGGGTGCTTTCTGCGGAACAGAAATAACTGCTGTGTCGTGTGGCCTAAAGAACTCATCTTCTACTAAATCTGGGTGATGAATTGATAGATAATTGTAAATCGCTTCATTCTTACCAACACGTAAGCGACGAACATAATAATCATTATGCCATGCGTGGATGCCAGAAGACGTTCCAAGTGTCAAACTAGTTGTTCCTGCTGGTTTTACGCAAGTTGTTCTGGCTGCTGGTTTGATACCCACAAGGCCTGCAACTCTTTTGTTTTCTTTTTTAACTTCCTTAGCTGCTTCTTTCATATCTAGCTTTAAAATATTACCAGAAGCGATACCAGTCATCGACACACCAACGAGAGCATCTTTTTCTGTCGATCTACGCCATACATCGCGGAGATAATGAAAATCAGTATAAGAAGCCTGTAGGGTGCCGATAAATGCAGCTGCTCGGGCTCTTGCGTTGATTTCTTCTTGACTACCTACATCAGAAGCGTTAATTTCTGTAAGATTACAGAACTGATAAGGTCTAAGGGCAATCTCACAGCAAGGATTAGTGCCCCAATCCTTATCATTTGAAAAATAAAACCCTGGTTCGCCTGCTCCTGAAGCTTTTACACGAAACCAAAGATCTTTAAAAAACTCTTCTGTAACTAGGTGACGCATAAGAACAACAGAGTTGTTTGCTCGACCTCGTTGTGGATTCTTTTCCCACCAGTGTCCGCTTTTTGCAGAGATCATCTCATCATCCCCTGCGGAGAATAGAGAAATAAGCGCTGCTCGACGAATCCCACCAGCCAAAACAGCATCGGCAACATAACAAACCATATCATGAACTTCAATAGGGGTGAGCTTATCGCCTGTTTCTTTATTACACAAGATACCTTCCAGCTTTACTAAACATTCACGAAGAGGCTGTGGACCCGGCGCTCTACCACCTGAAGTTACAAGACGGGCGCCCTTTGGTCTGATATCACTATAATCAAAACGAACTTTTGAACCACCAACAAAGTAAGACTTCATTAAAACCTTTACGGCATCTGCCCAGCCTTCTATACTATCACCAACAAGATGGCGGCGCGTACGCTTGGTAGAGGGTTTTACAATTTCTGGTAGTTTGTTTACGTGATGAAACTGTACGCTATAGCCGACACCAGTGCCACCAAGAAGTAAAAACATAATTTCGTGAAATGAACGCCAATCATCGATAGGCAAATAGGCACAATTAAAAATGCGATTAGGGGCCACTTCAATGGGCTTACCGCCAAACTGCATAGAGCGCATAGAAGGCAAAACTTTTTTATCATATACGTATTCATACGCTGCCTCTATCTCTTCTTTCATCTCTGGAAACTTTTTTATGTGCATCGCTTTGTTGCGATCTACTAACTCTGACCATACTTCTCTTCTCTCTTTCTCGGGCAAGTATTTTGCATACTTCATATGGACTGTTATGTCCGATAAGGTTTTGCTGGCGATGTCTTGTGGCATATGTCTTTCTCTCCTTATTTCTTCATATTTCTAAAAACTTCTCGGGCTTTTGAAAACTCTTTTTGTTTTTGTTTTGCTTCTTGCTGCTGCTGTAATTTAACAACATCATCTCTTTCTAATACTTTTATCGCTACGCTTGAAGTGTCCATAAACGCAGAATACACAATGCCATCAGGCCCGTTCCTGTTTTTAGCGACAAAAATACGCGCAATATTACAGTTTCTATCTTTAATAGTTCTAGACAGGCTTATAATTAAATCCGCAACAAAACATTTATTAAATGCTTCTGCGATTGATTCCATTGTGATTACTTCTTCGTTTAGACCCTTTCGGTTGGTTTGTGAAGCGGTTACTATAGGGCAACCAAACTCTTGTCCAATTCCGCGTAGTTCTTCATAAATAGACTCTAACTCATGTCTTTTCTCAGAATTTCTACGAACTGTTGAACTTTTTAGCAAATCACCGTAATCAACAATAATCATATCAATCTCCATCTCTGTTTGTCTAATCTTCTCTAAATGATTTTTAAGAGTGACGGGAGATACAGATTTTGTTGGATATTCTTTTACAATAAGTTGACCGTCTATTTCCTTAATTTCCTCATAAACTGCTTCTTTTTGATTTATAAGGTCGTCAAGTTGGAAACCAGTAAGACAGGCATCATATCGTTGAGCAACTGCCGTGTCTGCCAATTCTAACGTAAAATGAACAACGTTTTTACCTTGCTTTAGTGCTTGAGCACCAAGATGTACGAGAACGTGAGATTTACCCGCACCTGTTGGAGCAACAACCACCACAAGTTCGCCTTGGCCCAGACCGCCTTTAGTGATTTTATCTATCTTTTCCCATCCAGTTGAGACTGGGTTACGGGCTCTTTCAATGAATCGCGCTTCGAAATCTTTGATATAATCATAACCGTGATCATTACTTATACCCAAACGTAGAGCATCAGATATTAGTTTTTCTATTTCTTCAAACGAACACTTGTTCAGAAGTGGCACTGATTTCATCATGGCTTTTTTAAGAACTTGTTTTCTACAAAAGTCCACCGACTTTGATACAATATATTCTGTATCTTGTATCTCGGGAAACGCCTGAACTTTAACAAAATAATCCATTACTTGTTTTTGGATTACTTCATTTTCATCTGTTAGTTCTGTATTAAGTACTGAGTTGAGGGTGTCATTTGTTGGATGAATGCCATATTCTTTTTTATAATTAAAAAGTTTGTCAGTAAAAACTTGAAGATACTTTAGCTCTAGGTATTTTACATCTAGCACTTCTTGCATTTGGTCACAATAAGACCTGTCGTAAAGCATAAGCTTACACATATTTTCTTGGAAACTCTTTCCAAAAATTCCTAAACTGTCCATTAATTCCTCGCTGACTTGTGGATATAAATATAACCTTTATGGTTTAAAAAGTCAAGTTGAATATCAACTATTTTCTAAGTGGTGAATGTTATAGGGTAAAAAAGTTTAGCGTCTTAGTCTACGTCTTTTTTTCTTTTTCTTTTTACTTTTTGACTTCTCAGAAGTCTCTGAAATGCTTGATGATTCACTATAATCAATTGGTTGTACAAACGCAGAAGTAAGCAAAATATACAGCAATAAACCTAAACCGTATAAAAAGTTTCGCACCACTGCCTCCTGTATTATACAGTAACTATAATTTAACTTAACTAAAAAGCAATGTCAAGTCTAAATTATTTAAATATTTTTTCTTTTGAAGTGAGAAACATTTTAGGCAAGAAAGATTTCTTTAAATTCAACAATCTATCAAACCTTGCTCTTTGCCTAGAATTGACGTATTGGCCTGTTGGCTTTTTAATTTCACCATCGATCATTTGATCTCCGAAATCATAGAATTTTGACTTTTTTGGTGGCGCTGCTGTAACAGCAAAAGATAAGGTTAATAACGTGATAATAATTATTTTTTTCAATAGTATAACTCCTATAAGGGGTGCAGAAATGATCACGCCCCCTATAGGTAATTATATTGCTTTTAGCTTTGTCGACTAAACAAACTTTTTACATAGCTTGTCCAAGCCCAAAATTTTCTTTCTTCCAGATAATCTGGGTCTAGGTCATTTGCGTATGCTTCCACCTCAAATGGGTTTCCATAATACGCCGCTTTCCAACTTCCCTTTGTGAAACGACCAATAACATAAAATAAACCATACAAAATCCACTGAAGGGCAAACAACATCTCTAATTGCTGAACAAAATGAATAGTCTCATGAGTTCTTGTTTTTTCACTCAACTCTCCACGACAAACAACAAAAGGCCCCGCAGAGAAGGCCCATACATCAATAGGGGCAATCTTTGAAAGCCAAACAGGTAGTTTGCTATTTTCAATAAAAATTGGTTTTAATTTCTTCATTTATTAAGTTCCTTTTTATCCCTTTGGATTCTTGCGAAACTTTCGAACATAGCATTCCAATTGATCTCATTGATCCCATCCTCTAACATCATTTTGTATGTTTGAGTTTTATTGAAGGTATGCTCGAAGTTGTCAATAATCCATTCAATGCTTTGTTTAGTCTGCGTCGAAAGACTAGGACTATACAGTTGCATCAGGTTATAATTAGACTGAATAAGTGGTTTGTTCTGCTTTATGGAAATGAACGCCTTCGCGTTACTTTCTTGATTTTCACAGAACTCTATCAAATCATTGATATAAACATCTTCCTCTCTTTCAAAGAAGGGAAAGCGTTTTGCAACCGTCTTTAGTCCAATACCAGGAACTCCATCTAGGTTATCAGATTTATCTCCAACTATTGCGCGCGCTAACGCAAAGTTATTTGGATGAATACCATGCTCGTCTATTATACTATTTTGTGTTAGAAGCTTTTTCTGCACGGGACGATATAAAATAGTCTTTTGATCAAGCAGTTGATAAAAGTCTTTATCACTTGAAACTATAATCTTTTGGCTATCTCGTAAGCTACTGTATCGACACATATAAGATATAATATCGTCTGCTTCGACTTCATCTGCGATGAACTGCATAACTGGAAAGTTATTTAAATACTCACAGATTCTTTCTTGCTGCCAGATTTTATTTTCTTTTTCTTGCTCTTCTGTTAAAACTTTAAAATTACGGTTGAGGCGAATAGGCGCTCTACCTTCTTTATAATTTTTATTCTGTTGCTTACGCTTTCTGCTGCCTCCGCGACCATCCCAGCAAACAACAACTTGGGTTGGTTTCATTTCTCGGCAAAGCTTTTGAAGAGACTTAAGAAAGCCAGTTGTTCCACCAATGGGCTGACCTTCTTTCGAAAGTTGTGGGACTACAATGTAACTTCGTAGGAACATATTTAGCCCATCTATAATTATTACTCGCTCACTCATACCTTAGCCTTTTTCTGAAATGTGTTTTCTAATCTAGCTATGGATTTTTTAAAATACTCTTCGCTAACTTCACATCCAATAAAGTTTCTATCCAAGTTCACTGCTGCGACTGCAGTTGTGCCGGAGCCTGAAAAACAATCCAAAACCAGATCGCCCTCGTTCGAGTGCTTTTTAATAAGCTCTTCAAACAAAGGAAGGCTTTTTTGTGTTGGATGGAATCTATCTTTGCCCCCTTGAATCGGGAATTCATAAATGGCATTGTCATAACTACCATTAAATGTTGGACTACCCTTTTTAACGCCAAGTAGTGCAATTTCTCTACAGTTAGTAAGATAGTTTCTACTACTATTAAGAGGCTGCGGGTTTGTTTTAATCCACTCAAGAAACCTTAGCTGCTTAAATTTAGCGTCTTCAAGCTGTTCTTTAAGGTAAGATAGTTTCCAAATGTCAAAGAAGATAATGCATGTGCCACCTGGACGAAGAACACGATAAAAATGCTGAATAAATAAATTTAACTTTTCCATCGTAAATTCAGAATCCCAAGAGCCATAATCGGTTCTTACAGCATACTTTTTGCCATAAATGCTTCCGTATTTTAAAAAGTTATCTTTTAATTTTTTGAGCTTTTTTTCTCTTTTTTCTTCAGGAACACCACCATTGTGCATCCAAGCTGACCACTGATCAGCTGTTTTGTACGACAGCCAATCTTCCTCTGTCTTAACATTTTCAGAGTCTTCTGTGTCTTGTTTGTTGATGTGGTCCACCCATTTATCCATCCCAGTTTCCCTAGAAGTGATGTAGGGTGGGTCAGTTAATACTAGATTAACAGAATTATCTGGAATGCTTTCTAGGCAAGATAGACCATCTTTTAATAGTAAAATTATTTTTTTAGACATATCATGAATATTTTTTAATCAAATAAAAAGAGGGACCGAAGCCCCTCTTAGGTTATTATAAAATTCTACCAACCATTTTTAGGAATAGAACTAACATCGAACATACCATTGGACTTCTTCTTTACTCGAAAAAACTTTTTAGGATCTTCTTTTCCCTTACGAAGCTTTTGTGGAGCAATATATAGCTCATCAACCAACTTAGAGCTACATTTTAGTAACTCAGACTTGTTAGCTACATTGATGCTTTTGACCATATCTTCACGATATGTATCTAAATCTTTACCTTGAACTCCAAAAGTGTTGCTCTGCCAAATAATGGATGCTATCTGCAACTGGTCATTATTTGTCTTTTTCTTAAAAGAATTACCAGTTAGGTTTGGGAAAACGTGAGACTTATTCCCCGTAGCGTAAACCACCAAATCATTAGACTCATCACCAGATTTTTTACCTGACCAGCCAATATTATTTAGCGAGTCAAACCCTCGAATCACCTCGTTTTTGGTATAGTTCTTAAGCTTGCTATTCGGAGCCTCGGAGACAGCAATTCTTGCAATTGCCTTAGCCGAGTTTCTTGGAACACCAAGATGGCCATAAGTTTTGCAGATATAATCAACTAGCTTTTCAAAGTTATCAGAATCATCATTAAAAGATTTCCAATCGATATCCTTGATGTTTCCTTGCTTTAAATCTGTATTAACACTTTGAGCGTAATCATCATTTGTGCTAGCTTTTGCTGGAGGATGAGCGTTGCATTCTAGCTGATAATCACGACGTTCAGATTCATCCTTGAACGTTTTCTTATAAGCCTTAATCATTCCCCATCTCGGGTTGTTAGGATACCGGCTAGCCAGTGTTTCTACTGCTTTATAACGATGATTGCCCTCAACAATGACGTTGTTTTGATCAATTGTGATCGGGCAAAGTTGACCTCGCTGAAGTAGGTCTTCAGCTAAATCTTCTACATGACTAGCTACGATTCCGGCGGCACGAACTTGGCCACTATCATCTGCGATAGTCAATACTGAGGTGTGATATTGTTTGACGTGGTTATCTTCCCACATTGGATCTTCACGCAAATGTGAAGCTAATTTACTTAGTTTCATAATTAAAACTTCCTTTGCTCCAGTTTTGGAGCAGTTAAGGAGAGGTTAGTATGTCAACCTCTCAAGTACAATTCTACTATAACCTAAATTAAAATTTAAGTCAAGTAGAAAATTAAATTATTTTTGTACCGTGTTTTTTTATTTCACGGCAGGTGATATTTGCACTCAAGCGGGGGTCTTTTTTCTTAAGAACACTTGGATATTTTTTACGTAGCTTGGGTGTGAGAATATCATAAACTTTTTTACCAGGGATCATCCAAGACTCTGCTAACTCACCATTTTCAAACCTATTATAATAATGTTGATGGTAAGGTAAAATCTTATCTTCTCGATGGTATTTATCTTGTAGCTCCCAAGTTGGCTGAACTGAAATACCAGTATAGGAGCCTTTACAATACTTAGCAATAGTGGATTTGTATTCTAGTGGATTGCCATTAGAATCGTAACCATCAGCACCAGAAAGGGTTGGTGCCACAGTATGACCTAATTTTATAGCTGCGTAAATCTCTTTTGATCGAGCATAACTAAACGGATCACCCCAGCTTTGTTCCTTGCAAAGCTGTGCCATTCGTTTATATAAATATAGGTACTCTTGTTCTGGTGTTGTAAAATTCATAAAGACTCCTCTGGTTTGTTATATATCGATACTAATAAAAATATTTATTTTTGTCAAGCACTTTCTTCATAGAATTCAGTGGCATCACCAGTTCGTTTGTCAAACTTGCGAACCACCTCTTCATCCATTATCTCAAGTACGCGTGCTTTAAACTTGTCATCTTGAAGTTTGTCAATCCAACGTGCAGATTGGAACTTTTCGCTTGTGCCATCTTCAAACTTAAGTTCATACCATGCCCCAGCGCGATCTAGATGCTCTGAGCCTTGGATGGCATCAAACCAACTTTCTTCGTCAGCAACACCAACACTATCACCCCAAAGTATTTGGAACTTACATTGGCGCCCCTGGGAGCCAAAGCGAGACTTTTCTAGTTTTACCTTTACGGTATTACCAATGCGATAACCCTTGTCGTCAGTTACAAAAGATGCTTTTGCCTTTGGTCTGGTAAGCCAAACACGAAGAGAATAGGCATAAATCATTGCTTTACCACCCGGTGTCATGTAAGGCGTTGTAAGAGCCTCAGACGGTGAGCGAGTAATGTTTGCCTTCAGCTGATTCAATACTAAGAATGTTGACTGGCTGTTTGCTATAGGCACAGTTAATTTTGACATTCCTTTTGATAGAATACGAGCTTTTACAGCCATTGTTGACTGTGGGTTAAAGTCACCCTCTACATCTGAAATAGATGGAGTTAAAGCCAAACTATCCCAGATAAAAAGAAATTGACTATCTGTAGAAGAAAGCAGTTCTTCAATCGTCTCCAAGACAAATTCTACTGAGGTTGCCTGAACATAAAGAATCTTAGTTGGGTCACACCCAGCTTTCTCTAGGAAATTAAAGTCCAACGATGACTCTGAATCAAAGTAGACAACATCAATACCCATTTTCTGAGCGTTGCCTGCTATCTGTGCGGCCATATAAGACTTACCGCTAGCTTCTAATCCAGCAATCTCTGTGACTTTGCCCACTGGTATACCAGCTAACTTTCCACGACAGATAATACTGTCAAGCCATCGAGAACCGGTTGGAATCCACTGCTTTACCGTTGTTGGATTATTTGGGTCTGCCAAATCAACAGAAACTTCTTGTCCTGCTTTTTTATTTATTAATTTTCTCATCTGGTCCATCGATAGACGACCAGCGGATTTCTTTTTAGCCAATCTCATTTTCCTCCTCTTCTAAGTTTTCATTTAGTAATCTGTCAGGTCTAAATGCGTATATTGGGCCACGATACCCACTCTTATCTAATTTAAATGAAATATTGTCACCAAAATCTCTGACCTCTAAAATATAATCCCGAGATCGTTGAATAAGATTAGATACATCACTATTATCAGACCAAAACCAAGCGAAGCCTTCTTTTATGTCTTGTTTCGACGCATGTACTGAGGATTCACTCGTTGGGCCACCTCCCAATCCTTTATACCTCTCAGCTATTTTTTCTAAGGCTCTATCAAAACCTTCTTCTCCTTTTATCCATTTTTTCACGATTATCTCCTAAAAAATATACGTTGATTGTGTTTTTTCTTTGTCTGTGTTTTTATTTATCAAGCCAAACCTGTCCTCCATATTTTCATAATCATCATACAGATCATCAGGTGTTGCTTTGATTTCCATTTTTAGTTTTTTAAACTTTGTTTTTTTGCCTATTATATCATATTTAAAGTGGCTTAAAAATCCGCCGTAAACTCTTACGCGTCCACATCCACATTCTCTTAAATCTTCTGATGCTCTTGAATAAACAGTTGTATTACACTCTTCGCAGTGAATCGCTCTTACCAGCAATTTTATCCCTTCCTTTCGTAACAAAATAAAAAAAGGGGGGCAAGCCCCCCCAAGGAGTTAGCTACCAAGTAGCTCAGAGAACGCCTTATCGACATCTGAAACCGTTCCAGCAGTAGACGCTGCTGGCTGGTTAGAAACTGCCTCATCAACAGTGTTGAGGAAGCGATCAAGGATATCTGTTACCTGATTAGTGGAGCGACGGGCATCGGCAAATACCTCGTCAAAATCGGGAACAGACTCCATGAGAGTTCGCGCTTGTGTCTCATCCTCGTGAAGAAGAGAAGACTTGCGCCGAGGAGTAATCTTAGTCTCTGGATAAGACGCTCCTGCTGGTTTTGAGTAAGTGATAACCAAATCAGTACCCTCTGATGGGTCTGTGATATCACCATATTCTGGGTTAAGAACAAGACCAAGCAGAGTTTCGTAAGCGCGCTTACCAAAGCCCCAAACTTTTACGCCTTCTTCCTCTTGCCCTCGGACAAGAACTGGAGCAAAGAAACGTTGCTTCGCACCTAGCTTACGTGCAACACGCTTGGACTCTTCAGAGCCTTCACGCCATAGGGCACGTACATAATCGTCAAGTGGGCAGTCCTCACCAAAGTTGCGCTTTGGCGAAAGGAATCCAGGCTCACCTGCTACGTCATAGTGAAACCAATAATCTCGGAAGGGGTCGCCATCTGACGGAGCTACTAGACGAATAGTTTGCTCACCCTCCTGTGGTTTCCAAAAATTGTTCTTTCGATTGTTTCCGTTTCCTTGTAGCGCGTCCAATCGGGCACGCATTTTATCCATATTAATTCCCATAATAATTTTCTCCTTAGTTAAAGTCAGTGTGTTGATCTTTCACACTGCTAGTTGTTGTATTAAAGTGCTGCTTTTTTCGCAGTAAGCTATAAGCTCATTATAATCAGTTGAGTGAACTGAATAAGTTGTTTTCATTTTTTCGTGTTCAATATTACATTTTAAATTTTTACGAATAACCTCCATAAGATTAGGATCTTCTTCTAGTTGTTTTTTCGGAACTCCATAATAATAACTTTTTTCTCTTGGAATGTCAAGCTCAAAAAACATTTTTTCTTGATTGTTGTCTGAATCTAACAAACCAAAAGTAGATACACGGGCAGTATTGATACGCTTTGTTTGTGTGGTCATAACTGGTTGTGTATTCTGAAAAACGTTTAACATGTGATATGCTGTCACCACCAAATTATTCATTGAGTTCCACAGCTTCATTATTGGAACAGGACCCATTATATCAGATAATTTAGAATTGTCAACTAAAAAAACACGGTCAAGCAAACCTGATCGGGCATATTCTTGAAAGACATTGAAAAGAAGGCGGTTTTGTAGAAGTTTTTGACCTGCAAGGTCGTCTTTTTGTGGAATGATGTACATTATTCGTATATTGGTTTTCTTATGTATTTTTTGTAATATCTTTAGAGAAGCACCAGAAACAGAACCACAACTTGTGATGAATAAAGTTTCAGACATCACCCCCTCTAAGAAGTTGTTAATACCTTTCGGTAGTGTAGTTGATTCATAAAGTTCAGGACTGTCCTGGTACTTAAGACCAAATGTTGTTTTGGTCTTTTTTAAGCCTACATCTATTTTTTTTATTTGGTATTGTGGGTAGACAGAAAGTGCGTCTGCGATGTTACACCCTGCTTTACCCAAACCTATGACGGTCTGCATTTAATCCTCATTTAATGTGCAATGGTTTCATTTCTGACCAGTTCTTGCCGCCTTCGTGGTTTACTTTAAACTTGCCAAATCTTGTATTACTAAATAGTTTTGAAATCTTATTTATGTCGTATTGGTCTTCCTCTGCCAGATCAATAACTAAACTATCATGATTACAAAACTTAACAAAAGATTTCTTACTATCAAGAAACTCCCAGACTTTATACATTTGCTCAAAAACCAAATCTGCGGCTGTGGACTGAATTATATAA